AGTTCTTTGCATGGGTGGTTAAAGTTAAGTCTAACTGGTTTCATGCTGTCAGCAGAAGAAGATATAGTCATGGTATCGGTACCAGTGAATTGTAATTGTTCTATTAAATATTCATGCGATAATTGTGCGAAACGTCTGCGTTCATCGGTATCAAGGAAAACATAGTCAACCCATAAATTAGCATCACTTAATGAAATAGCATAACCAGTAGCAAATTTACTAACAGCAGTCTGCCCACCGGAGCCATCATCAACTGTGAAAGCAGCAGTACTATCAGTTGCTTTCATGTTGCCATTTGTGCAGCCGTCACCATCTTCATCTTCACATAAATTAGAAACATGGGTATCTACTAAGTTAGAAGCAGATTCATATTCAATACGTTGATTTTAACTTCGTGATATTGAAGGGCGATTAATGGAAGAGCTAAACCAACATTGCGACAGAACCAGAATTCAAGAGGAACATATAATTCATATTCATATTTTGGTGCTAATTTAGTACATAAATTAGCATCGTTTGCGCCAACCATAGTATTATAACCTGAACGTTTGCCAGCAGGTAATGATAATTCATTCCAGATGTATAACCATTCAGAATAATGTTTATCTATGCGTTGACCACCAATTTCTAATTCAACAGTTTTTAATAATTTTTGACCAAAGTTTGGTACAAGAGCTACGTTATTGGTAGCACCGGCGGTATTATTATTTTTGATTTTACCGTTGAAATATACACGGTGGATTAAATCACCATTACGAGTTATTTGGAAACTAGCACGGGAACCTAACGAATTACTTCCTGTTGGAGTTTGTTGGATAGCTTCAATAGCGAAGTTAGTATGACGACGATATACAACTTTGAAAAAGGTAATTTGAGGATTACCGGTTAAATAAACATCCTGAGCACCATAAGCTACTAGTTGAAGAAGACCACCACCCATTTACGCTATATTCTTTATACTATTAGAGGAGAAAAAAATATAAATTACTACGCAATTAATTTTCTAATATAATACATATAAAACTTTATTTTAATAATTTTATTATAAACGATGTTTAAAGAAAAATCATCAAAAAAAAAAATAAATACTGATACAAATGAAACTTATACTCTTGATGCTATGCATAACAATATGATAAAAAATTTCGAGAATACTGACAAAGAATTATCTTATTACAATAATTTATTAAATAAATATGAATTAAGTTCTAATATTATATTTAACGAACTAAATAAAGAAACCAATAAAGATACTATAAATATATTATGGAGTAGTAATATTGATTTACGTGAAAAAATTATTGATACAAAAAATAAAATTAAAGAACTTAATAATAATTATGATGAAATAGAATATTATAAAAATACAAGTTATATTTTATTTCAATATTATGATACTGTTGATAAACAGTCACATATTAATAATGCACTTATTGGAAATAACAATATTATTAAGTCATCTGTTGATTTACCAATTAAACAAAGTAGAAATGTGTACAAAAGCGAATCTAAAAAGAAAAAAGCTATTTTATTGCACAATACTATAAATGTATTGGATGCTTTAAATAATATTAATAATAACACCAATTGTGAAGATAATAATACTTCTACATCTAATATAGAAAATAATGATATTACAAGTAAAAATACAAAAAATGAAGAAACATTTGAAGATAAAAGTACATTAGTTGATAAGTATATGTCTATTATAAATAAAAAATACGTTAGAAATGTTGAAGATGACAATATTGAAATATGTAAAGAGTGCAAAAGTAAAATGATTTGTCTACAACAAGATGCAATAATGATATGTAATACTTGCGGTTATCAAGAGTTATTATTGGTAGAACAAAATAGACCTATACTTAAACAAAATACTAAGGATACATCGCATTTTTGCTATAAAAGAATTAATCATTTTAGAGAATGGTGTAATCAAGTGCAAGGTAAAGAAAGTACCGATATACCCGATGAAGTATTTGTGAAAATATTAGCGGAAATTAAAAAAGAAAAAATAGTTGACCTCAAAACTATTACTTATACTAAAATGAGAGATATTCTTAAAAGATTACGTATAAATAAATATTATGAACATATTAATTATATTATAAACAGAATTAATGGTATTCCTACACCACAATTTAGCCCCGAATTAGAAGAAAAACTTTGCAGCATGTTTAGGAGTATTCAAGCACCTTTCTTGAAACATTGTCCAAAAGATAGAAAAAACTTTTTATCATACAGCTATGTTCTTTATAAGTTTTTTCAAATATTGGGTCTAGACGAATATCTCAAATACTTTCCTTTATTAAAAAGTAGAGAAAAGCTTTATGTTCAAGACCAAATATGGAAAAAAATATGTATAGATTTAAATTATGAAAATATACCTTCATTATAGTACTCTTTAAAATCCCATTGGAAATCCTACCAAACTAAATCCAGTGCCTAATCCAACACCTTGTCTCGCACTTTGTGATATTACTGGCGATAGTAAATCTAATATTGAAAAAGTGCATGCTGCTGTTAAGGCAAGTAGCCATATTTCATTCCATTCTAATTTATTTTTTGGCAATATAATTGCTATGAATGCAACAACCAAACCTTCAAATAAATATTTCATTAGTCGGGATCCAGCCTCCGAATAATCAAATTTATAGTTCATTGTTTAATATTATTTTATATTTTTTTTAAAAAAATATATAAGATTATATTTATATAAAATATTATAAGAATTATGACATTAACAGATAAAAAAATTGAATTAGTAGATCCAAGAGTTGAGGATCATTTAGACGAAGATAAGCCAATTAGAGGTCAAAAGTATGTTCTCTTATCATTTGTAAGTCCCGAAGATGTTATTATCAATAAAGAAGCACTATTTTTTAGTAAATTTATTGAAAGCTTTTCCACAAATGTTAAAGAAATATTTGGTTCTATTAAGGAAAAATATCCTGAAACAAAAGATGTAATTGATAGCATTTGTGATAATCACAAATATATCTTTGACGCAAAAGAAATGGACGAACAATATAAGTTCTTTAAATCTGTAAAAGGGCAGGAACTTGAAGCCAAATATCATGCAGATAATAAAGGTGTAACATCAATTCGTGGTGTAAAAGTACGCGGTTGCTTTGAAACTATTGAAGAGGCTAAAACACGTAGCGAATTCTTAAAAAAATTAGGTGATAAATTTCATATTTATGTTGGAGAAGTAGGGTGCTGGTGTGCATGGGCACCCGACCCTGAATTTATCAAGGATGTAGAATATTCAAATACTCAACTAAACACTTTAATGAAAGAATATAAACAAAACATGGATGATAAAGATACTGTTTTTGAAAGTCGCAAAAATAGTATTGTCGCCGCATCACAGCAACCTGTAGGTGCTGAGACATCTTCGTCGCAAACACCTAGCGATGCACTAAATGATGAAATTACCGATGATACAAATGTTGAACTTACAAGCATTAAAGAAAGCATTGAAAATGTTGATGTATGGAGTGAGCGCAAACAAGAATAAAATTAAATAATTCTTTTATTTAGAGTTTATCATTAAATAATGAAAGCAATAGCTATATTTATATTATTTATAGGTTGCTTACTAATTGTGCAAGGTTATCATAATAACAAAAAAATATGTAAAAAAGATAAAGTAATTGTAAAATATGTACCTAGAACTATTTATGAAGATCAAATGAAACCAGCTGAAAGTCTACAAACATTTTATAAAGGAATGTTTGATGATATTATGTTGCCACGATAAAATATTTATTTTTATCCTCAATATTATTAAATGGAAATATTAAGAAGTATTGAAAAAAATATAATTGATATAACTAATGCAAATAATGATATAGATACTGATATATTAAAAAAAAATATTAAATTGTATTTTAAAAAAATAGCTGATAAAGAAAATATTAATAATATAAAAAAAGATAAATATTATGAGGAATATGAAAACAAAAGAGTAGAGCAACATATCAATTATGATAATTATTTGCGTGAAAAAGCTGAATTAATGGAAATTTTTAAAAATAATAAAACAAAAACTGCTTTACATAATTATTTAAAATTAAAGACACCTAAATATAATAATTTAACACTATATTCTTATTTAGATGTTAAAATAGAAGAAGAGAAGCCTATCGTAAAACAAGAAGAGAAGCCTATCGTAAAACAAGAAGAGAAGCCTATCGTAAAACAAGTTGATAAATGTACACCAGCTAAAATAGCAGAATGTGA